CGGGTGACCTGAGGTGGGGTCGCCGTCCAACCCCATTTGGCGGTGACCCGCACCCATGCGGAGAACACGCCGGCGGCGAGCTCGACACGGGTCCATGGCCGTCCCCGCACGGCAGCGCTGTCAGGTCCGGCGTAGTAGGTGCCTGCGTCGACCGTCGTCCACGAGCTGCGGTCGCCGGAAGTCTCCACGACAAGACCCGATGTGGTGGCGAAGTCGTCGACATCCGCGACCGCGCCGTTTGCCGGGAACACCCGGGCGGTCGCGGTGTCCGCGGTGCTGTCGAAGTTGCGTGCGCAGTATGCGTCCACCCATCGCGAGGCGACGTCGAGCACGTCGTTGATCGCTGCGGTGTCGCCGACGCCGACGGCCAGGCCGACGTACTCGCGGAACTCTTCCTCGGTCGCGTAGTTCACCCGTTCACCCCTCCGCCACGGCGGATTCCGAGGTTGAGGTTGAGGTTGAGGTTGCCACGCCCGAAGGCTCGGCCCCTTCGATGGTGGCGGCGACGCCGCGAGTTGTCTGCTTCTTCGCTGTGGCATGGCGCGGCTCGGTGCCGCGGGTCTCGCCACGCTCGTCCGCCAGTGCAGCGGATCGCTTCGCCGCGGCTCGCGCTATGTCGGGCGTGACGCCGTCGAAGTCGTCGTCGTTCATCGCGTTCTCCTTGATCGTTGGGAAGGGCGACCCCGCGACCGAGCGCTCGGTTCTCGGTCGCGGGGTCGAAGGTTGCCTACGCCCCGGTGAAGGTCGGGGTCACCAGACCGGTGCCGGCGATCTTCCGGGTGTGGGCGTGCCGGGCGTGGGTGTACGCGAAGTACGAGTACACGACGAGCAGGATCCCGAGGCTGGCGGCCTTGGTCTGCTCCGCACGGATGAGCATCGGCGCCGAGGGGTCCTCCCACAGGTGCCACTCCCGACGGGATCCGATGTAGATCTCGTCCTCGTTGGTGCCTGCGCCGAGGTTCGTCGCGATGTTGTTGTCGACGATCACCGGGGTGCCGTTGGGGAGCACGCCGCGGAAGCCCGAACCGTAGGCCTCGGCGTAGTTCGCCGCGATCATCTGCGGTGCGATGCCGGGTTGCTGCACGACGGGCCAGGACGACCCGACGCTGTTCTGCATCCAGTACCACCGCCGGCTGTGCATCACGGCGACGTTGTCGGCGGGGTCCTGGTCGAGCAGGGCGCCCTCGACGCCGGCGAGGGCCTCCAGCACCTTCGGGTACAGCTCGACGGTGGTCGGAGTGCCGTCGGTGTACGCGACCGAGGTGGCGACGTTGGTGAGACCGTTCGTGGCCTGGTTCAGCAGCGTGGAGTCCAGCTTGGTGGCGTGAGCCCTGAACAGGTCCTCGAGCGTGGCGTCCTCGACGCCCGCGCCGCGCTCCACAGCCTGACGGGACAGCGTCTGCTGGCCGGCGTTGGTCTGCACGGAGATTGTGAGCAGGGTGTCGTCGATGTCGGTCTCGGACACCGCCACGTTCTCCGCCGACTGGAGGTCGGAGCTGGTGCCCGTCGTGATGCGGGACAGGTTCACCGTCATGCCCTGTGCGGGCAGGTCGTGGTGGTTGCACACGTCCGCGAACGGGCGGTTCGCCTTCGCGTGTGGGGCGACGAGGTCGGTGAGGTACTGCGGCACGACGAGTCCGGCGAAGGCACCGGTGCCGGCGGCACGGGTGCTCATGGCGTCGAGGGCCGAACCACGCTCGACCTGCTCCTCGACCATGTGGCGCGCGAGACGCTCGGTCGCCGCGGGGTCGATGCCGAGGAACGAGCGCGACACGTCGAGGCAGAACTGGCGGCCGCGACGGTCGGTGTCCTGGCGGTAGGTGCGAGGCTCGGATCCGACACGGATCTCGGTCGTCGGCGTGCCGGTGCGAGCCGGCTGCTCGGTCACGGCGACCTGCGACTGCAGCCGGGTGGCCGCCTCGTCTGCGGCCAGTTCGTCCTCGAGGTCCGCGACTCGAGCGGCGAGGACGTCGATCTCGGCATCGAGCGCGGACTTCGCGGCGCGGAGCTCGTCGACCTTGGCGGCGTCGGTGGTGTCGGCCGAGCGCAGCGTTTCGAGCTGCTCGGCGATGCCGTTGCGCTCGGTGAGCTTGGCGGCGATGTCGGAGCGGATCTTGTCGATCAGTTCCTTGAGTTTCATGGTGTCCTCCTTGGGACGCGTTGGGTTGGTGGTGGTTGCCGTTCGTGTAGGCGCGGCGCCGAGGCAGGCCGTGGCGGGCGAGGGCGCTGGTTGCGAACGCGTCAGGCGGAACGACGTCGGGTGTCGGCGTCGGTGATGAGGACCCGACGGGCGGTGTCCTCGGTGGTGATGGCAACGGGTGCCACCGGCTTGGCGGCGTGGGTCAGCACGCCGGGCGAGTTGTGGGCGTGGCTGAGCACGCCGGTGGAGGTGTAGGGGTTGGCGCCGAAGTTGACGGCGGACACGTCACCCCGGTGGAGGTCGACTTCGTCGATGTGGTATTCGGTCCAGTCCGGCGACCACATGCCGCGGATGATGCGGAACTTGAACGACGATTCGGCGAGGTCGCCTCGCTGCATCGCCTTGACCATGTCCGACACGTCGATTCGGGTGGTATCGACCGACGCCTCGTACCAGAGACCGGTCTCGTCGGCGTCCTTGATCGCCTGGAGGGTGAGGGTGGCGTTGCGGGTGTGCGCCATGGGGATGCCGCCGCCCATGCCGTGGTTGGCGGTGAACTCGACCAGCGGTGACGCTGCCAGGGTGTTGTCGAAGGCGCTGGCGGTCACGACCTCGGTGTACGGGCCGAACATGTCCCACATCTCATAGGGCGTGTCGGTCAGCGACGCGAAGCCTCCGACGGTCGTGCCGCCGTTCTCGGCGGCGCGGACATCGAACGCTCGAACGATGCGGGGGGCGCTGGTGCCCTCGACCCATTCGGCGTGACGACGCTGGGACGGACGAGCCGAGGAGTCGCGGGCGCCGGTGGAGCGCTGCGACGCGGCAAGCTGGTAGCGGGTACTCATGGCATCTCCTTGGCGGCGGCCTGCGGCTTGAAGGTGAGGATCTCGTCGACCTGTTCAGGGGTGAACGGCGGAAGGTCGTCCTTCTCGCGCACTTCCGACGGGGCGCGCTGGTTGGACTCCAACAGCGTCTTGTTCAGCTCGGCCCGCGTCATCGGGTCCATGCGCAGCACGACGGCGTCGCTGTTGAGCTTCACGTAGCGGGGGCGGGTCAGCAGGGTCGACAGCGCCAGCTCCCGGAGGCGGATCGACGGACCCAGGTGCATGATGAGGAGCTGGAGGTTCCGCTGTGTGATGTTCGCGTAGGTGACCGAGCCGGTTTGTTCGTTGACGTCGACCATGTCGCCGGGCACGCCGAGGAATCGGCAGAGGTCCGCAGCGCTCAGGTGGGACGCCTCGACGAAGCTCGACTCCGACGCTTTGCCGCCCAGGACGTTGTATTCCCAGTCCGAGCCGGTGACGAACACGTCGCCGTTGCTGACCGTCCGCTTGAAGCGCGCCTTGACCTCGGTGGCCGCCTCGGCGTCGAGCGTCTGTGCGGTGTTGCGGAGATGCGCCGCGGGCATGGCGGCGCCCGAGAACCAGTCGGCGGCGAACTGGTGGACGCTCAGCCCGGTCGACAGCGAGTAGGCGGCGTGTGCGATGGGCGACAGGCCGACGGGGAGACCTGAGCGGGTGAACTGGCGCTCGTGCCAGATGTTCGGCGGGTCGTAGGAGCGCCGGCCGATCCGGTACTCGACGATGCCGCCGTCGGCGACCTTGACCGTGACGGAGTCGGCCGACACAAGGTCGATGCGGCGCGGTAGCCCCGCGGTGTCGCGAGCGGTGATGATGCCGAAGGCATTGCCTGTGGAATCGAGGTCGATCTGCGTCGAGTAGAGCCACTCGACGATCCCGATGGGTGAACCGTCGGGGCTGATGATGACCGGCGGCGGGTCGACCTCGAGAGCACGATTGCCGACGGTGCGGTACACGTCCACCGGCGACGACGAGATGAGGCTGGCTCGAAGGTGGAGGCACGCCCACACGACGGAGTGACGGAAGGACTCGTCACGGCTCACCGATGGTGTCACCCGGCGCCCGTCGAGGCGTTGTGGGATCAGGTCGGCGGCCGTCTCGGTCCCGCGTTGGCGGAAGAGAATGCTCACCTCGACATCGACCAGGAGATGACGAGGCAGCCGACGCCGACGACGGTGAGTGTGGCTCCGATGCCGGCGAAGATGAACGCGGCGGCGGCGAGCGCCAGGATGCCGATGATGTCGAGAGCGGTCGTCACCATGCGCACCTCCTCAGAAGACCGACGCGAGAACGTCGTAGGGCTTGGGCTGCGGCTCGGTCGGCAACAGGGCTCGAGCGGCGGTCACCACGTCGAGGGGGGACAGCGGCACCGAAGTCGCTCGGGCGTCCCACGCGAACCCGTCGCCTAGACGCCGTTCGGACGCGTTCTCCACGGCGAGATCGAGCGGCGCCTGGCCATCAGCTACGTGCGCCACCTGGCCCTCAACCACGGCGATGAGGAACCCGCCGCACGCCGCCTTCCACTCCGAGGAGCGCAACTGCACCAGGAGGTCCGACGAGATGCCGGCGTCGCGGAAGGCGACGAGCACGTTCGCGAAGTGGGCAGCGGTTGCGCCGGCACCGTTGCTGCCGACGACGATCGGATCCCAGGCATCGACGAGCTCGACGAGTCGATCAGCCAGCCACAGGGTGCCGCGCCGGTGCTCGATGAGCTCGACGTAGCTGGCGGTCAGGGTGCCGATGCCGATGCCGATCGAGGACCATTGGCCGTCGAGGGACACACCCCATGCGAGCGTCATCTCACCGGGCGACACGGCGGGAACGAGCGAGCGTGGTGTTGCTGTGGCGGCCCAGTCGCCGGCGGGAATCTTGGCGACGGTGACACGATCGGACGGCGGCGGGTCCCATACGCCGAGGTGCTCGCGGGCGAACGCCTCTTCCCCGAGGCGGAGGAGCTGCTCCTCGAGGAACTCCATGCCGCCGCCGCGACCGGCGCTCAACGCTGGGTTGTTCGCGGACCAGAGTCTGCGGTCGGCGACGTCGACGGGATCCTGCACGATGTTGCCCTGATCGTCGAGGTACACGACCTCGGCGGTGTGGCCGACGTAGCCGAAGGCGCCGGGCGACTCGCTCAGCGCCCGGCGGCGGATGCGCCACCACCACGCCGAATGACCTTCCAGCGCGCTGGTGCCGGCGATGTTGAGCTGCGGGTTCGAGTTGGCCAACAACGTCGGCGTGATCGCGGCCAGGTGCTCCTCGGTCGCGTGCTGCGCCTCGTCGACGACCAGACGGTTGATGTCGTCGACGCCACGACCGCCGCCGCCGGTGCGGGTGCGGTACCAGATGATGCCGCCGTTGCGCATCTCGATCATCTGTTGGCCGGTGCCCTGCCACTTGCGTTTCACCTTCCGGCGCAAGTCCGGGTGTTCGAGCAGTGCGAGCATCCGCTGCTGGGTTTGGGTCGCCAGCAGGACCGCGTCGTGGATCGTGTGGAGGATCGCCTCAGCCCGTTGCACCAGACCCCACAGCTCGACGACCTCGAGCTCGTCGCCCTTGCCGTTCTGGCGTGGCATCTCACGGCCAGTCGTTGACGCCGCCCACTTGCCCTCGGCCGTCTCGGCCATCATCACTTCGACGGTCAGGCGTTGCGTCGGGTCGAGTGTCTTGCGCGAGTAGTGCTCCCACAGCTCGATGGCGGCGTGGGCTTCATCCAGGCTTGCGGCGGCGGGAGGCAGGACGAGGAGCGCCGGCTTCGGCTCGGCGTCGAGCTGCCAGTTCATCGGCAACGCTCACCTCCTCTGGAGCTTCGAGCGCCTCGAGCAGCTCGCCGACCATCCGGCGCTCACGCACCAGTGCTGCCGCCTTCGACCCGTCACCTTCACGGGCGAGCAGTTCGCCGAGGCGGTCGTAGTCCGCCCTCAGATCGTCCACACGGGCCACAGGGGGGACCTCCAAGGCAAGCTCGGCTCACACACAACGCGGAAGAGGGCGGGGTCTAGGTGGCGCTGGCCGCGTCCTAAAAGACCGGGGTCGAGGCGCTCGGCCTCCGTTCCACCGCGTTCGAGGGGTCGAGGTCGTTTACGTGCTCGGGTACCGAATCCTGCTGACACTGCTGACAGAACCCCCGAGC